AGGGCTTTAATTCTTAGTCTTTTCCAAGTGCCACTGATAAAAAGTGTAGGCTTTAGACCCCTATGCCATATGGCGCGACTAATAGCGAACACAATCGACTTGCGAGGCACGAAGCGGCCTTTCTCGTCCCTTGTGCCGGATATATTCTTTTGTGTCGTCCAGCGGTCTATTGCGCTTCGTAGACCGGGCTTACCCCTTCCGCTTCCAAACTTAAACGGCGAGCGTGATTGCTCTGCTCCAAACTTGTTATAGCTTGCCCCTTGTACACCCTTATCTACAAACTCCCAGTAGTCAACGCTTGGCGTCATGTTCATATACATAGCGTGTTGGTTAGCCCCGACAAACACCTTCATTGAATTGTAAAGCGCACCGGTATTTATCTTGCCTTGCATCTTTAAGCTTATGCGTGCGTTCTTACGCCAACGCTTTCCGATAAACTCGAGGGCCTTCTTTGTATTTGTTGCGGGGTAGTCAACACCTCCTACTGTGAATTGTAGTTTAGCCATTAACTAAAGGGGGCTATACACAGGTCGTTCTTATTCGATACCTCTATGGTTAGTGATCCACTCCACCCTGTCAGTTCGTTATCAAACCGAACAGTGAACGGCGTGCAAGTTACAGGCAGTTCGACTTTGTAGTCGTCATCTACTGTTGTGTTAGTCGTTGCCAGTGACTGAATAAATTGATTCAAAACGTCGTGCAACATTTGAAGCGTATCGGAGTAGACTTGGTTGCGGTCTGTTAGGTCTGTTTGGATCATATCGGCCACCAATAATTCAAGGTCGTAACTCATTACGCCGTTGTCTATGTTTGCTCCTAATATCTCACAATACAAGAACGGGTAGTTCGTTTGTCCAAGCTTGTCAATATCTACTTGGTCCAAAGGCCCGGCCGCAAAATGCTGAAGCATAAGGTGGTCGTTCGTTATTGTTTGTAGTAGGTCAGTTATTTGTATGTAGGATTTCATCTGTATTGTTGTGCGTCTGGTGACTTACCTTGTCGGTTCTTGTCTTGTTCATAAGCTAAATATGTGAAGGCCGATTCTATTTCAATTTCGGTAGCGTGTTTAATTTTTAACGGATCGCCGCCGGCTAAAGTGTGAATGATAACATACCAACCCCATTTGTCGGACATTATGTTCCCGTCTCCCCCTCCGCTAAAGAGTTGGCTAAAGCGGTTGTTAAGGTCACGCCTGTAGACAAAAAAAAATTGGTCGCTCCAAGTACGACGTCCATTTTTAAGTCGTCCCAGTGGTTCGGAAATACGTCGCCGGTATATTCTTCGATTGTGTAAAAGCTGCCCCCTTCCGTTTTTATAGGTCGGTAAAGTATGCCCATTATTTCGTTTATGTTTTCAAAGAAGCCTCCGGCACAATACGTTTCTAAGTCTGCAAACTCACCAACGGTTAACTTAGATAGGTTAGGGTGAAATCCATACCTCTTGCCTTTATGCTCTATTTTGGTTTGGAGTTCTTGGTTGTTCTGTTCCGGGTCGTTTATGCGTTGCACTATTTCGCTTATGCTTTCCAGTTCTGCAACCGTAAGCTTGGCAACTACGTCGGGCGTAAGATTGCAAAAGACAGCAACAGCTTCCGCCAACCATTCGGTGCTTCCTTCCGTGACCTTTAGGTCTGCGATAGCTTTGTATTGTTTGACCGTTATGTCGGCCATAGAGTCCGGTACTATTATTTCCATTATGATATGTAGTATTTGCCTGAGTACGGTGCGCCTATGCGGTTTATGCAAACGTACCTAACGGCGTCGACGATGTGGTTGTTTTGGTCTTTGGGTTTTGATAGCTGTGTTCCGTTGCGGTCTACCTCCCATTGGTAGTTTCTAAATTCTTTCTGGGCGTTTAGTGAGTCTGCAAGTATATATAGCTTGTGGCGTTTCATTATATCAATACCCAAGCGAATAGAGTCCGGTCCTTTCTTTGACGGCTTCACGTTATGCCCGAAGCGGTGTAGTTCTTCGATTGACTTAGGCTCGGCACTATCGCAAATTATCGGTGTACGGTCTAAGCTTAGGGCGGTTAGTTCTTTGCTTATATCGTGGTTAGTCATGCCGGTCTTGTATAGGTGTTCTTGAATATACAAAGAATAGTCCTCCAACCAAACAGACACAAGCGCGGTAGGATCATTCGTAAAGCCCCAGTCCATTCCATACGCAACAAGCTTTGCGCGTTCCGGTATTGCTTCCGCTACTTCCCATTGTGGGAATACGGCCGCTGTATTAACTCCGCGCTCGCCGAGGCCATAGATACGCCAGTAGTTCGCGTCCGTCTCTCTAAACCTCTCTATCTCGTCAATAACGGACTGCTCAAGGAAAGGGTTGTCCTTGTATGTAGTCTTGAAGAAGTCCACGTCGTCGCGTTCTAATACGTGGTCGTATATCCAGTGAAATTGGTCGGACGGGTTAAAGTCGAGCAGGGTTTTATCTGTTGTTCTAAGGATAAGCTGTCGCCAATCTTCAAGGCTTAATTCGTTGGCTTCGTTAATGTATAGAATATGACGCTTTCGGCCTCTTAGCTTTTGCGGTTGGTCCGCGCTTATAAACTCGATAAGGTTGCCAAATAGTGTGTATGTCGCTTGGCTCTTGTTGTGGTGTTCTTCTTTGTAGTGTCCACCTTGTGTGAGTATGTCGAAGAAGTCACGCATTACTGACGACCTAAGTGCGGGGAATGTCTTGCGGACTATTGTGATAACCGTGCCGGCACTTCTGTTCTTGTAGCATAGTTCGATCAGGCTCTGACAAATTGAGTACGTCTTGCCCGACCTTGTGCCGCCTTGGTGTACTTGTATCTTAGCCTTGGACTTTTTAACGTGGTAATATGTCGACGGCTGTCTATTCGTCATCGAACCATTTGAACGGCTTCGGTTCGTTTACTTCTATTTCTTGCTTTTCTACATACCCTCGGTGCTTGCCCTTGGTCTTTAGGTAGAAGATAGTGCTACTCGGTATCTTGTTTTTGATTTGCTGGTGTAGTGAACTTTCCGCAAAGTCTATCGCGCTTTCTTGTATGTCCTTGACCGCATCTTTGTATTCTTCGTCTTCTTCTAACCAACGGTAGTGTGTGCGTCTCGATATGTTGCAAGCTTTTGCCGCAGTAGATACTACCCCAAGCGATCGCTCCAAAGCTTCTAAAAATTCCTTTTTATTGTGTGCCATTTGTGCTTTTGTTGTGTCGGGGTGTGTAAACTTGCTCATATCTTAAAGGCTTGTCTTCCGGTGTACTTTTCCCAACGATTGACTACTGTGTCTATATATTCCGGACTTAGTTCTAAACCATAGCAAGAACGCCCTGTGGTTTCTGCTCCCATAAGAGTAGAACCCGAACCAAGGAACGGTTCAAGGACTATGCCCCCTACAGGACAGCTTGACTTTATACAACGTTCCATCAATTCAACCGGCTTTGGTGTTGCGTGGTCGTGTCGTTCTTCGCCGGTTACTCTATTGCATTCCCATACGTCACGCATTACGTCGTGTCCGTTGTCAAAATAACAGCGAAGCTCTGCGTTGCGTTTTCTAAACAATTCGACTCCTACCCTTTGCCATTCTTCTTTTAGTTCTTTGTGTGGCCTTGTAAAGCTTCCTGGATATGCTTGAGCTAACTTTTCGTAGTTCTTTTTGCTTATTATTGAAAACTGCGACTCACTAAACCAATGCGACCACATTTGCGTTCCTGTTATTTCTTTTAGCTTTTCCTTAGTTAGACCGGCTTTTGTTGCTTCTTCTTGTTGGTAGGTTAATAGCGATCTCCATTCTTCCGGAAAGTCGGAACTATTTATGTTGCCTATGAACTGTTCGCCAAATTGAAAGTATAGACATCGTTCGCTTGCTTCTGGGTACTGCGTCAAAAGATCCGACTTCATACCGGGTATTGCTTTTTTGTCCCATACTATTTCGTTGCGTAGTTCGTATTGCTCAAAGTCTTGGAGTCCGCCTTTATACCATAGCCTCCACAAGTCGGGTGCGTTGCCCCAAATGTAGGCACTTCCTTTGTCTATTGTAAAGGCGCGGCAAGCCTTCCACCAATCCATTTGGAAAGCGTCTAACTTTTCTCGGTATAGGTTGTCGTTCTGCACCCCGTCCTTTTGCTTTCCCATTCCGTAAGGTGGGTCGGCGTGAATGAGGTCGGCCTTTTCGCCGTCGAATAACTTCGCTAAGTTTTCCGGCTTAGTGCAATCGCCACACATTATGCGGTGGTTGCCAAGTTGCCAAATATCTCCGGGTTGTGTCTTGAGTTCGATTCCCGCTTTGTCCGGTAGTTCGTCTTTATCTGTCAGGCCCGGAGCAATGTCTACGTCGTCAGTCCAAACGTCAAGTCCCCATGCTTCAAGATCCATCGCGTCCCACTCATTAGCAAGCAAGTCCCAGTCCCAGTCGCCGTAGCTTAGGTTGTCTTTAATCATAAACTCGTCGCGCTGGGCTTTTGTCCAATCGCTAACGTCTATAACTTCAACCTCTCGATAGCCTAATTCTTTGAGTGCAAGGAGTCGCATATTACCACCCACCACATAACCGTCCGCTACCACTAAAGGGCGGACAGATAGCATTTCGGGGAATGCCTCAATCGATGACTTTAGCTTCTTGTACTTCTCCTTGTTCAGACTTCGCGGGTTGTGAGGATCCGTCTGGAGTTGGCCTATCGGTCTTTTGCTTTTCTTGATGTTCATCTACTGAGTTTATTACAGACCTTAGCAATTCCAAGAATGGTTTGTTTGCTACGGCTAAGTCTAATATAATGTTGGGCGAGTCGTTATTGTGCGACTGTATCTTGATAAGGTTCTTGTGTCT